AATTGCTTGGAAGTGTTACATCTTCCCATGTTTCTGTTCGGACTATAAGCCCGTATTTGTTTACTGCCTCTTCATCTGTAATATATTTCTTACCCGTGATTTCTTCAATTGTGATTCGCTTGTCTGTGTCCTTTTCCTCTGCACCTAGTGGCAATATAGCTGTTGCAATGTCTGCTCCCGCAATCGTTCTTTTTATGTCTGTTAGGTTTAAGCCAAATTGCACGTTTTGATTCCCTAGTTTGTCAATATCCTTTAGATAGTCAATATATGCGCCATCCTCTTCATGCCTTATGACAATATAGCCGCCTAACATATCTACTAGCTTTTGCCTAATCATGGTTAGGCTATCTAAATAATCTTTAGATTCTCTAACTATTAGATTATTTGGATCTGTTACTGTTACTACCCCTAGTTTAAATCTTTTGTGTGCATCTACTTGCTTATTGTGTGCTGCGATTATGTTGTTTAAAAATACGGGTATATCACCTTTAAATTCAAAAGGGTCTTGAATTGAATCTTTAAAATAAGATAGTTCGCCTTCGCAATAGATTCTTTTGTTGTTATAAAAATCAAATTCAAAATCTAAAACGCGGCCTTGGAAGATTAAATCATTATTATCATAAAGCTTTATAACGTGCTTTAATCTTTCTATTCGATCTATATGCTTATGGCTTGCGGGTAGTGTGATTGTTAAGCTTCCCGCCTTGTTTAGTTCAAAATCTGCATTGCCGCTTAGAATTTGTAGTGCGGGGTTGCTTGTATCATATATAGTTAGGTTGTTATACTCAATTCTATACATCATAGCACCCCTTCTTCATACTCCATTTTTACTTTTCCGGTTCCTTTGATTTTTATTTGATTATGCCCCGGCTTTAGCACTAATTCATCAACGGAGAATTTTCCCGCCTTTTTAGTAATTTTAGTATTTCTCGCTTCAATTGTGATTTCGTTTTCATTTTCCATATAAGGACTTACAGGCATATTTATTTCAAAGTCCTTTGTAACCCCTTCTGCCGTGGCTATGATTTCTATCTTCTTAGTTCCCGTGAATCTGTAAGGGTATGCATCTACTGATATTGTTAATCTTTTATATCGCAATCCATCCTCTTCAGTTTCAATTTGTCCTGTGCCTGTAAATATCCCTTCAATATCATTAAAGCTTATATTAACTCTTTTGCCGTGAACAAGCTTAAATATATTATCCCTGGCCGCTTCTAATGCTGCTTTTTCATCCTTGTGTATACATAAAATAAGCCTTATTATTCTATTCTCGTAAGTCGGATAGCCCGTTATTGCTGATGTATAATCAAGTACCCCATTTCTTCCCGGTATAGATTCCGTTATTCTGCGTATTTGGGGCGCGGTGATTTCGCGCCCTTCCAAATATGCATCATGTTTTGATTGTAAATCTATGCCGTTAATCATCACTTTATACATTCTTATTGCCTTCTTTCGCGTTCGGATATTATCCCCATATTTTTATTGATTCTTTGTGTTGCAAAGTCTGCAATTGCATTTACATCAATAACTACATTTGAATCTTTATTATTTATAGCGCTTATCAGCAATCCCATTAGTTCTGCCATTTGCTTATATGTGATTCCTTCGCTTTGCTTTGTGTCCTGTGCCTGTTGTGTTTGACTTAGCGGCTTAAAAGCAAAGCCCGCTGTCCTTGTTGATGTAATGCCCGCAAGTTTAGAATTTATTGCGCCTATCTTGCTTAGCTTGTCTTGTGCATTTATCAGTGCTATTTCGCCCAATTCTTCCGATGCTTTCGCAACATCTTTTCCGGTTGCTTCAAGGCCAATTGCAAAACCTTCTCCACCAAATTTACCAATCTTTGCAAATTCCCTTGAAGGTGAGTGTTCGTCTAACCTTTTTTTTGCAGCATATAGCGCTTGCTCTGCTATGCTTCTCGCTGCATTTGTCGCAAGCCACATTGCGTTACTTAAACCACTCGCAAAACCCGCGCCCGCGTTATATCCCGCATCATATAAGCTTATAGCTTCAGCGCCTGTTCTTCCGGCGCCCCCTAATCTTTGACCCGCAATATTTGCTACATAATTTGTTGCATCTAGGCCTTCTATATATTTACCGCCAAATAATGTGCCTGTGTCGTATGCCTTCGTTGCTTCCGCATCTGCTGAATCTTTCGCGCCTTTGGATATTTCGCTTGCTTTATTTGTTACATCGCTTTTGCGTTCATCCATTCCGTTTATCAATTCCGTTGCAGCTTCAGTTCCTGTTTTGTTCATGTCGCTTGGCATGTCCATTACACCTGTTTTAACGGCTTCATTAAGTCTGCTTGTTGCTTCGCTCAATGGTATTTCTCCGGATAGAATACCCGCTTGCAAGTTTTCGGGAATTTCTATTCCTTTTTCTTTTGCTTTTTGAACCGCTGAATCAAAATCTATAAGTGCTTTTAATTCGTCAACACTACTTGGAATTGTATATCTTCCTTCGCGTATTCCGGCTTCAAGCGATTTTGGAATCTTTATTCCCGCAGATTCTGCAATGCCTTGTAGATTAGTTAAAGCGCCCGCCTGTATTTCCATTGTGTTATTCCACTTTTGCGCTTCTACAAGTGCGCTTGCCATGCCTTCATAATAGCCATCCATGTCGCGCCCTAATTTCTTATAAGTTTCTACAAGTGTAGATAGTTCGTTGCGTTCTGCTTTCTTGAGGTCTGTACCCTTTTCTGTTAACTTGTCTATTTTTTCTTTTACTTCAGCGCGTTCAGCTTCTGCCTGTGATAGTTGCTGTGTATATTCTGCGTATTTCTCAAGCGATTCGGTTGCATTCTGCATATATGCATCAGCAAGCGCGCGTTCCTTCATTGCATCAATTTGCTCTTTAATTGCATTGGTGTTATCAACAACTTTGCCTGTGTTATCGTAAAGCTTATCACCTTCTGCATCGTATGTAAGGTTGAGCCCTTCTACACTTGCATTAAGCTTATCTACATATGTTTGCATTAGTTGTTTTTGGGTTGTCGATTTATCTTCTACTCCCATCAGCGAGTTTAATCTTTGGCGGTACATTTCTGCACTTTGTGCATTAGCATTAACCTTTTCAACTGCTGCTTCATGTGCGCGTGCCATTTCATCTATCGCTTTACGTTCTTTGTGTGCATTTTGATATGCCGTGTAGATAGCTGCGCCCAATCCTACTATGCCCACTGTTGCTATTCCTATAATTGGTGCAAGCAATGATAATTTTGCGCCAAATGCGCCAACTCCCGCTGTCGCGGTATTCATCACTTTAAGCCCATCTGTGCTTTTCGTCAGCCCGTCAACTGTCTTTGTAAGCTTATCTGCTGAGTCTTTTGCGTTTTTCGTAAATTTTAGCATCCCACTTAAATGTGAAAAGCCTTTTGATAACGTCCCCATGCCTTGTGATAGCTTGCCTAACGTGATTAATGTTGGCCCCGCTACTGCACCAATCTCTATAAGCTTTACAATAAAGTGCTTTGCTTCCGGGCTTAAGTCTTTTAGCCCTTTTGTAAAGTCCTTTATATTTCCTACAATCGCTTTTATTTCGGGTAAGAACGTGTCGCCTAATTCTACCCCGATTTCAACAAATGATGCTTTTAGCTGTTGTAATTGTGCAGCCGTTGTTTGATATTTCTTTTCAGCTTCTGCCGTTAAGGCTTTATTTTCGCCCCATGCTTTATTGGCTGTTGCTGTTGTTTTCGAAAATAGTTCGGATGCTGAAGATAGCCTCTTCATTGTGTCACTTGTTCTAATATTTGTAACACCCAATTCTTCAAGAAGTACGTTGAGATTCTCCCCGCCCTTCTTGGCATCGCCCATTCCACTTATTACCTTTTGGAATGCCCCGTATGCATCCTTTTCCCATGCGCTCTTAAAATCGCTTACACTCATGCCCGCGGTTTCCGCCCATGTGGATAATGTTTTGCCGTTTGTCGATACGGCTTTGTCAATTTCTGTTAGTACTTTTGATACCGCAGAGCCTCCCGCTTCTGCTTCAAGTCCTACGGATGATAGCGCGGTGGATAGTGCCAAAATTTGTTGGTCTGTAAAACCTACTTGCTTACCACTTGCAGCAATTCTCATTGCAAAGTTGACTATATCCGCTTCTGTTGTTGCAAAATTGTTTCCTAAATCTACAATTGCAGAGCCTAAGCGCTTATAGTTATCTGCTGTTAGTCCGGTGATATTCGCATACTTTGCGAGTGCGCTTGCTGCTTCTTCTGATGATAAGTTTGTTGTATCGCCTAGCATTACCATAACTCGTGTAAATTCCAAAATATCATCCGTCTTTATTCCTAGTTGTCCGGCTGCTTCTGCAACTGCTGCAATGTCTGTTGCAGATGATGAAGTTTCTTTTGATAAGTCAAGAATACCTTGCCTTATCCTGTCTAATTGCTGTGGTGTGCCGTCTACTGTCTTTGTTACTCCCGCCC